CTGTTGTGCCAAGATATCCTTTTGAGAAGGATCAATTGCAACACTTGCATTTGGTTTGACACGAATTGTAGTTTCTGGAAATGACTTACCAGAATCTTCTGCGGTACGGAATTCTACAACAATGTCACGACCATTGACCAAATCAGTAATATCACCGTAATCAACATCACTGATGATACTTAGAATTTCTTGGTAAACATTCTTACCAAATCCCCAGAAACGAACACCTTCGTTTTCCTCACCACGAACGATGATAGGAGCATAGGTACGCATCTTTGGTTCAAACTTACGACCCAAAATCCAGTCTTCCTTGTTTCCGGTCTTCTTCATACGATTGGACCATTCAACGATTGGATCAGGACGATTGAAACTATCGGGAGATAGATAAGTCTTGTTATTGATATTGTAGTGGAACTTTAGTTCGATAAAAGGATTATCGGTTTGATACTTGTAGGGAACGATACGAACTACTTGTTTACCAGGCTTTGGTTTCCAAATGAGATTGGTTTTGTTGCCTTGGTTTGTTAGAGAGCTCAAACGACTCTTCAATTTTGATATGTCTAATGCCATAATTTTTAATTAGTTAATTTAGTTAATTAGTTAATTAGATAACTCACACGAATTATTTAATAACAACCAATTAAGTTGTCATCAATATATATGAAGACCAAAAAGATTTCAACTTATTATATCAAATATTTTGACGGTGACAATTTTCACTGATACTTCGCTCGTTAAAATAATTGAATTTCTGTAGAGATTCCAATCCAATTGGAAGGTTTTATCAAAAACACCATTGTTTTCCTCAGCAATCAACTTATTCATTGCATTGAGAGTATACAATGTGTTTGTTTCTTTTTTTCTATGGACACTGATGGTGTTACGAAATTTCGATTGGTTACCATCATTTATTTCTACATTGTATGTTGCGTACAATTCTTTTGGATTGTTGACATTACACAATAAAAATATTTTACCGTTAATAACACTATAGAAACTTTTTATTTCTTGTATAGTATCATTATATTCTTTGGAATTGGTAAATGTACACAATAGTTGTTTGTTCTTCATTTATTTATTATTAGTTGTTTACCGTCAACATTCCACAATTTACCGACATAATCTCCCGAAGAATCAAACCAACTATTTCTTTTGTTATAAAATCCAAACTTTAAAGCTTCTTGTAAAGTATATTCAGTAGTCAATGCTTTCTCAATTGCTACCGCATCTTGTTCTTTTTCTTCGGGAGTTCTATCATCACTCTTTGATTTTTGTGGTTCTGCTTGTTGAACAGGTTGGGTTTGTTGTGGTTCAAATTCAATTTGTTGTCCACTTGGTTGTTCTGGCCGTTCGTCTCCATCAAATACATTAGCTTGACCCTTTTTTGGATTTTCTTCAAAATGGGTACCACGAGCAATAGCTTTTTGTTTATATTCTGGAGTTGGAAAGGTTACAAGAATACCATTTGTATTGTATGCTTGTCTTTCAGGATATTTACCTTCAAGCATTTTATTCAAATATTGATTTACGATATTTGAATCAACATTTGAATTCAACAAATATTCTCTTAATACTTCAATGTGTTCTTGTTTAGAAATATCAAATATACCGTTTTCAATTGAAATGTCGGTACTTGCTTTTTCTAATGCTTCTAAAAATATTTGTTTGATGTTCATAATTAAAATACATCCTCTTCACTTAAATTGGAACGATGAATTTCTGTTTTGAAAGAAAACTTACTTCCTCTTTCATTTCTTAATTCAATTGCAGAATAAAATGGTTTAACTTCTACCTTTCCATTTTCCTCTTCTTCTCGTATATCGAATATAATATATAAATATACAACGAAATATGTTCCTTCTTTATTTTTACTTACTTCAAATTTGCTTAATCTAAAATTCTTATTTTCACTTGCATCGATCAATTTTTTACCACTTGAAAATTCAGACTTGGTTCCCATTCTGTTAATTGTCTTACCATTAAATACTACAAGCGGTAAACTATCATTGTTACCAAAGATTGCTTCAGCAGATATTTGACTTGCAAATTGAATAAATTCTTTCTTGATTTGAGCTTCATTGCCCACATTCATAAATCTTTCAATGAACTTTTCATAAAACTTTATAGCTGCAATATTAGAATTAAAGATATTCATTGGTCTAAATGCACCTTTATTCATCGGAACATCACCTTTAGTAGATGGATTAAAATAATCATTATAAACTTTTATAGAAGCATTCTTGACTTCTTTTACATCGTCTGATGTAGTACCAGTTAGTTGAACCATAAACAGATTCTTATTATCAATCAATCTTACCTTTTCATTTATGGTGCTAAATAATGAATCTGGTTGAATTCTATTGATTTGTTGAATAAATATAGCAACATTTTTCTTTAAAGAATCGGTCATTTTTACTAATACTTCATCAGCTTCTCTTGCTTCAGATAAAACACCAATTTCTTTTTCAATAGTATCCCAACTATTAAACATAGTGGAATATTGATTTCTAGCATAATTCATGTCTTCTTGACATTTTTGTTCAATATTACCAAAAATCTTTACAATTGTATTTTTAACTTTTTGTGTAAAATCAGTCCATCCTTTTGTCAATTCCGCAGACAAATCTCCTATTTTTGATGAAATTCTATTGAGAGATGACTTTAACGATGATATAAATTCAATTTCAGTTAGTAATGTCTTACCCAAATATATTTCTTCAAATACAGGAGCACCACCACTAAATACACTGCGTGGATCTTTTTCAATTGGTTTTCCATCTGGTTGTTGTGATTGTAACCATTGATAGTATTTTTCTCTTTCTGCGGGTGTACCTGAAAAACTTAATTTGTCTGGTAAAATATCAAAAGCACCTTTCATTCTACCAATACGATAACTATCTCCACCAGCTTTCAAAGAAACCATTGCGAATTTCTTTCCAGTACCAGTAATCTCACATAAACTTTCATCGGTACCATTTACTTTTTTATCTTTTAAAGCAATTTGAATTTCTGATATACTACAATTGTACAACAATACCGCATCAGCAGTGTTTTCTTTTTTCTTATCTTTACTGGCATACCCACTATTATTGAAGAATTCATAGAACTTTTTGATGTCTTGATGAATAAATCCGGTTGGTTTTGCAGATGTTACATTTGCTAATGTTACACTAGTACCGGATGCCAATTCAATTCTAGCCTTTATATCAGCATAATTTTGATATAATTTATTTTTCCCAACCGCAGTAATTATTGCAGGATTATCTAATTGTTGTATGCTCTTTAATATCTTTTCTATTTCTTCAGATAATTTTAACCACTTTTTGATTGTGTCTTTTTCTTTCGGATAATAATCTCCATTTTCGCCGAATATCTTATATAAAGGAAAACTTTCTCTCAATTGTTGACTGAATGGCAATGGCATAACAGTCTCAACCTGTTGTAACTTAACTTGTAAGTCTTTTAATTTTACATCTTCATCTATATTCATTCGTATATATAAATATTGATATATACACGAAAATCAAATTGTTTTTAAATATCTACCACCGTCATACTATCATAATTCTTACCAATATAACACTTTACAGGAAATTGATTGTTTGACATCAACCGTTTCAATTCCACCAATGTTTCTTTTTTATCATTCTTATGACAATCAAACGAAACACTGTCATAAGTATACAAAATAGCCTTGGTTTGTTTACCATTCAAGTATTCATTGACTCTTACCAATGATTGCATTCCAAATTCAGTTTCACTGGCTTGCAAGATATAATTGAACAATTTGTTTGGATTTGGTTCATTTATATGGTTTGTAGTGATTCTTCTTTTATAAATCGGCGTTTCTACATATCCATTTTCACTAAAGAATTTCCATCTATGAACAATATAATCACTCATTTTTTTAAAATATGGTATTTCCAATAATTCAGTGGGAATATTACCATACATACACTGGAATGTTAGGTTCTTTGACGCTTTGATTTCATCATCTGATAACTTATCCTTACCATAGTATAGTTTACCAAGATACTCATAAGCGTTTGGAGGAAGATTATAATTGATTAACTTTGCAACTATGTGGGGGTGGTAGGCGCTATAATCAATCATAAACAACATACCATCATCACCATATCTGCTGATAAATGATGATCTACAACCGTTTTCTTTGTTCAATGCACTATAGTTAACATTACCAAACCTATTACTGGGTCGTCCTGTTGCAGTATATAGGTTATATTGTGTATAAACATAACCATCCTTATCTTTG